CCACTGCCACGTCATTATAGAACCTTCTCGAATATTCGAGAAGCTCTTTAACCACGGCGCTTGTTACTCGTAACGGAGGTGCTATTGCTGCTGCTCAAGCTGCTGGACAATTTGCACGTGGTATTTATAACAATCGTGATCAAATCATGGCATACGGTCGTAGAGTTGCTTCGTACTTTCGCCGTGGTCGTACAGCGCGTCAGTCGCGTTTTAATAAGAAACGCAGTTTCAGATCTCAGCCTAAAGGTCGTACTGTATCTTCTGGACAAGGTGTCACTGTTCAGCATGATGCTAGGCAAATTTATCGAAAGAAATCTATGCCCCGACGTCGGAAGAAGGTGTGGAAGCGGTTCGTCCGCAAAATCCACGCGGTAGCTGAAAAGGAACTAGGTTCTCGTATGGTAGTTTTTAACAAGACAAATGAGTTTACGAATGCTACGAATGGTAATCACGGGATTGCCTATCTGGGTATTTATACAGCCAACGGTACATCCGACAGCTGGATGTCTGATCTCAATCAAATCTCAGCTCTTGAAAATCCTACTAATCCTACTTTCGCTCTGGGTTCTACGGTATACGATACTACTAAATTCCTATTTCAATCTGCTGTTCTAGATGTTACTTTCCGCAATACATCATATACTAACGGAACTCCTAATACTCTAAATTCTGCATGTAAACTAGAAGTTGACGTATATGAAATCTTATCTGGCCGTGAATGGACGGATGCTAGCGCTACAAATAGCTCTATTAATTCTGCTTTATCTCGTGGTGCTACTCTTCAGTTAAACATTGGAGGTACTGGTACTGCTCTATCTACATCTCTCCGCGGTGCTACTCCTTTTGAATTCCCTGCTGCTCTTGGTTATTATCGCATGAAAATTCTAAAAAAGACTAAGTACTTCGTATCTAATGGTGACACGTTTACTTATCAAATTCGTGACCCTCGTCGTCGCGTAATCTATCAAGAACGTATGGAACAAATTGAAGGTGGTAATCTACCTCGCTGGACACGTCATTTATTTATTGTATTTAAAGCTGTCCCTGGTATCATTGTATCGGCTTCTACTGGTGACACTACTGAAGCTCTCTCTATTGGAATGACTCGCAAATATTTCTATAAGATAGAAGGTGTAACGGAAGACCGTGATCGTTATATTGTAGGGTAATCCCCTAACCCTAGGTCTAGGGTTTAGATATTATATTAATTAAAGTTCTAGAAAATTAACTCGATTGTAATCTTCCTCTTCATTAACATTTCCTTCGCGTCCCATCGTGATCCACTTATCCACACGGCGCACAAAAGCGTCAAAGTACACATTATTGTACCAATCACGCGGATGTTTGTTTGTCGTGATGATGATCGTCTCACTGCTGAAGTTGACGGTCCCTCCTTTGATTTCCACGTTGAGTGGATATCGGTCGCACAAGCGCAACAGTTGATCGAACTGCAACCATCCATAAAATTCATCGAGCACAACGGTGTTTTGGCCGTTGTAGCCATCCCACCATTGGTTTCTGGGCTTCCAGTATCCAGAGGGGTCGAAGTCAAGAGCGTATCGAGACTTTCCAGTTCCGGTAGGTCCTTGAACTACAATTACTTTTGTCTTAAAGTCCCTTGGTTTCGATTGGAGCAAAGCGTAATGCTGAAAGGCCTTATTATACTTTACCCATAGCTCGAAGTCATTGTCGGCGATCTCCAGCTGACCTGCTCCTTCTTGCAGCTGTAAGCGCACTTGCTCTAGGCGTTTGGCAACAGAGATGCGCTCGGCACACGAGTCGAAGAGCTCCTTCCAAGTACCCTCGAACCCGAAAATAATCACGGGCGGGTACTCTAATTGATTCCATCCAGGAATCGGTGAAATTGAACGAAATCCCTCGCTTGTACAGGATGTAACAAATTCGGTCGATGTCCGATACCCCTCCTTCATAGTTTTGAGCACGTAAGACAACGCTGCCTTCTTCGTCGAGATCCTCATCTCCAGGTGCGGATCCCCAAGGAAGATAGCCTTCACTTGGCTCAGAGTCCGGCTCGTTTTGAGTTCCATGTACCCTTGAAAGTGAGGAGTTCCACTCGCTCCCGTTTCGAGCACTGCGCAAAGAAACTTCACTTGAGTCCATGACGCTAAAAGAATATCGCTTGACGGATTATTCAACGTGAAACACCAATTACGAGAATTGGTTGGCATCCAGGCCCGTGGTCGGAAAATGGCTTAGTATTACCCATTTTCCTGACCATTTGACCATTGGTCAATGAATGGTCCTCAGTGGCCGGGTCAGGCCACGTCATGACCTTAACCCTCCACGTCATACCCTAACCACTGCCACGTCATTATAGAACCTTCTCGAATATTCGAGAAGCTCTTTAACCACGGCGCTTGTTACTCGTAACGGAGGTGCTATTGCTGCTGCTCAAGCTGCTGGACAATTTGCACGTGG